TACGATGCAGATATGACAAGCCAAAAAGACAAATAACGATGCAGGGTAACTTAATACAAGTTGATACAAGTATGCGAGACGCATATATTAAAGCTCAGAAAGCAATCAAAACAAGCTCAGCTCAGAAAGTAGCTGAGCAAACAAAAATAGCTTAAACAAGCTTAAAAACATGTTTTTTACGGTGTGCCCCATTTGGGGCACACTTTTTTTAAATAACATGTTTTGCCCATCTTCAAGTCTGCGTAAATTTTTACCTCTTAAAACCTCACTTCAGCTTATAAACAGTACAACACAGCACCAACGTATGTGTATTTAATTTCAACCAACTAAGCAAAAGACATAAAAACTGCCTAAAAAGTAATACAAAAGTACACAAACACAGCCTAAAACACTCTATTATAAGCATTTAGCCCTCAAAATAGCTTAAAAAACGTGTCCTTCAAGGCATATTTCAACCTTTTTATCAGGTTTTTCAAATATTTTGTTGAAACCCGTATGCCAAAAAAATTTCTCAAAAAATTTTCCGCTAAAAATCTCGACTATGCAGCGAAAACCCTTTATGTAGTGTACATATACGTATAAGTAGGGGATTCGGCCTGACATCGCTTAAAATGTGGGTTATCTTATGTGATTTAGTATGTATGTAAAAAAAGTTGGGGAAAAATGTGGACGTTGTCAATTCAGTCATTAACTTTGTTTCATATATCGTGACATCAAAGAAAGGAATTACACAATGTATGAAAGAAAAACAAATGAAGCCCCGAGGAGAAGAGGAAGACCTTCCAAGTATAAGAAGGAAATGATCGAGCAGGTTTTTGAGCTTAGTCTGTTGGGTCTTACCAACCAGGCTATTGCTGATTTCTTTGGTATTACTCTTACCGTGTATGATAGTTGGATGGTGTATAATGAGGAGTTTGCTGATGCACGGAATAGGGGTCGGGATGCAGCTGATGCTAAGGTAGCCCGTAGTCTTTATAAGAAGGCACTTGGGTTTTCTTATGATGAAACGTATGAGCAGTATAATGCGGATGGGGAGTTGATTCGTACGGAGATTACGCACAAGACGGTGGTCCCTGATACGCAGGCTTGCTTGAAATGGTTGGCATTGCGTCAGCGGGATAAGTGGGCGGACGTTTCCAAAAGTGAACATACCGTCAGATATTCTGGGGAGGTTGATCTTAATGTCGTTTCTGAACAACTTAGGAATAGGGATGAGTATACGGATGAAGATTTGGATCTGGCATTGAAGATTGGGTTGCAGGGATTAGAGTTTCCAGTGCATGGTCAGAAAAATTAAGGTTTAAAATTAAGATATGATAAGGACGAAGAACATATCGGCACAATCCAAACTTGCAACGCTTGAAGCCGCCATACACAATCCTTATCTTATTATTCGGGAAAGAAATAATCGTTCGTTTTACCAGTTTTTGGTGTTTATGTGGCCCGAGATTTCTGGTCAGGAGTTCAAAGATAACTGGCATATTAAATATTTGTGTGATGAATTGCAGGTGGTGGCTGAAAACCTTGCCGAAGGAAAAGAGAAGCTATATGACCTTATTATTAACATACCGCCTGGTACAACCAAAACAGTTATTTGTTCTATAATGTTTCCAGCCTGGTGTTGGACACGTTGGCACTGGATGAAGTTTATTTGTTTGTCATACTCCAGCACGTTATCATTAGAATCTGCGGAATATAGTAGGGATATTATTAAGAGTGATAGGTATCAGGCAATTTACCCTGAGTTAATGATTAAAGCGGATAAGGATACCAAAGGGAATTTCAAAATTGTAAAGAAGATTTTTGGTAAGGCTGGACGTAAACCAAGACTACTTGCAGGGGGAAACAGATTTTCCACTTCAGTAGAAGGTACCGTAACAGGATTCCACGCCCACTTTATTTTATGGGATGATCCTATTAACCCACAACAAGCAGTTTCGCCAGTACAGTTGGAAAGTGTTAACAGATGGATGGATCAAACACTTCCAACAAGAAAGGTTGAAAAGTCAGTGTCCGTGACTATTGGTATTATGCAGAGATTACACCAAAATGATCCTACAGGACATATTCTAGAAAAAGGAAAAGATAAAATTAGACATATTTGTTTACCAGGATGTTTGGATGGGGAATATGCAAGTAAGGTTAGTCCACCTGAACTTGTTAATAATTATGTGGATGGTTTGTTGGATGCTGTCCGATTAGATAGAAGTGTGTTGAAGGATTTAGAGGCGGATTTAGGGCAGTATGGATTTGCGGGGCAGATCGGGCAGTTTCCAACTCCACCTTCTGGAGGTATGTTTAAAGTGGACAACTTTATTCAAATTGAAGCCTTACCCGCAGCCAATCAAGTATTTGATATTTGTCGATATTGGGACAAGGCAGGAACAAAAGACAAAGTTGGTAAAAAAGTAACCATAGCCTATACGGTTGGGGTTAAAATGGTAAGATTAAAAAATAACAAACATATTGTACTTGATGTTAAAAGAGGACGTTGGTCAACTGATGAAAGAGAACGTATTATTCGGGCAACGGCTGAAGCAGATGGGGTACAATGTAAAGTATTTTATGAACAAGAACCTGGTTCAGGGGGAAAAGAATCAGCTGAAGCCACAACACTTAATTTAATTGGGTTTGCAGGTAGAGCTGATAGACCGCAAGGGGATAAGATTTATCGAGCAGATCCTTACTCCGTGCAAGTGAATGAAGGTAATGTTATGTTACTCAAAGGGGATTGGAACTCCGAGTTTATCGAGGAACACCGTTATTTTCCACACTCTACATATAAGGATCAAGTGGATGCCGCTGGTGGGGCGTTTGCTAAACTTTCCGTGAAGAAGAGAGTAAAGATTTACTAATATGGAACCTTTAGAAATATATGACTGGCAATATGCGATCAAACTGACATCCACGACGTTTTTTAATGGTGGGGATGAAGTATTTTTAAAGTCAAACCCAGAATGTACCATGCACGTGTATATGACAACTGAAAAATTAGTAATCGTTGGTTGGCTTGATAAAAATAATGAATTACAATTTGACTCCTTTCCACCAGAATATTTATTACATTATATTTTTGCAGGTTTGGTTTTTTGGAAAAGGAAATATTTACTTAGTTTAAATTAATAAATAATGGCTGAAAATATTGAGCAAAAAGAACAAGGTGGGGAATCCTTGATACGGGCTTATGCATCTCTTGTGGCTCGTGCTAATTTGGCGGCATCATTAGGACAATCCTATGGTGGAGATAGAGATTTGTATGAGGCTTTAGGATATACACCACAATCTGAATTAGTCTATGGTACATTTGTACAACAATATAGAAGGCAAGATATAGCTAAGGCCATTATAGACAGGCCTGTCAAAGTCACATGGAGTGGGGATATTACTGTTGTAGAAACAAAAATAGATGATTCTACCCCCTTAGAATTAGAGTGGCAGAAATTGTGGGAAGATCTAAAGTTAAAATCTAAGTTTATTAGACTTGATAAATTAACAGGTTTAGGTAAATACGGTATTTTTCTTTTAGGGTTTGATGATGTTAGTAATGCAAAACAATATGCAAGACCTGTTAGGAAGAAAACAAAAAATTGGCTTAAAGGTGGTAGAAGACTGTTGTATGTACGTCCATTAGGGGAAGCCTCAGTAGAAATAGATACTTGGGAAAAGGATGTTTCCAATGAAAGGTATGGTTTACCCTTATTATATAGTGTAACCTTATTGGATGGAAAGAGTAATGAAATGACGGAACCCTTAAAGGTGCATTATACCAGGATATTACATATCATGGAAGGTCAATTGGAATCTGAAACTGAAGGGGTACCTAGGTTGGAATCTGTATTTAATAGGTTACAGGACTTAGAAAAGTTAGTCGGTGGTAGTGCTGAAATGTTTTGGCGTGGTGCCCGTCCAGGTTATTCTGGAGAAATAGCACCAGACCACACAATGAGTACAGAGGATGAAGCTGCATTGAAAGAGCAAATAGATGAGTATGAAAATAATTTACGTAGGCTATTAATAAACCAAGGTGTGAAGTTAAGTGCCTTAGACATGCAAATAGCTAA